CCGGAAACACCTGCGCCGTTTAGCGTGTACTTCAGGGAAATGGTGACCGCATCGGTGCTGTCAGCGGTTGCGGAGGTTTTATCCGCTGACAGCGTTACTCCCCCGCTGCGGATCCCAGCTTAATCAGCACGCCAGCCGTAGATTTGTTACTGGTGAAGTGCTTCTTCCAGTTACCTGCGGTGCCGATTTTGGTCAGATCCGGGTTGTCACCTTTGGAGGTATCCCAGCTGTAGCCCAGCAGGTCGACATTCACCACGCCTTCAGCACGGTACCCGATCGCCAGGTTTTCCTGATCGTTGATGTCGTAGGAACGGAACCCCGGCGCCTGCGACTCGGTGACGGTAACCGCTCCGGCCACCAGCCCAAGAATCGCATCCGCGTCCATGGTATCGGTCACCAGTACAGGTTTACCCAGGGTGCCTGGCTGACCACCGTAGACCACCACTCCCGCTTCTTCATAGATTTTGTTGGCGATCGCCTCATCCACGATGTCGAAGTAGGTAGCGGAGTGCATAACGAAGAGCACGACACGGTTGAACTTGTCGCCGTACTTACGCAGGCCACGAGTCAGGGTCTTCTTGCCGTCTGTTTCGATATCGGCGGTGACCACCATATCCGCGTTGGCGCCAATTGCTGCCGTCAGGGCCTTCAAGCCGTATTTCACGTAGCCTTCCAGCGTAGCGTCAGCCACATCAGTGCCGATCACTTCGGAGAACTCGTCAACCGAGCGGCCGCGGCGTTTGAACGCTTCTTCAGTAGTTTCGTATGGACCGTATTTCCACGGTGCTTTGACGGATACGGCTTCACCGGCGCCAATCTTCTTACCTGTCACCTTTTCGGTGGAGTTAACGTCACGCGATTCGATTGAGCCGCCCACTTTGTAGAAGGCTCGCTTGCGGAAATCGCCTTCAATCAGCTCGTTATCCAGCAGGATCGCACCGTTGGAGGACGCGTTGAAAATAGCCAGGTTGTCCTGGCGGCGCTCTAGGAAGGCGGTCTGCGCCAGGTCGTCATAAATGATCAGGTCACTATTAACAGTGGTAGACATGGGTTAATCCCTTATTTTGGAAGTTTGAGGAAGGCCTGCTGGCCATGCTTGCGGATATAGTCCGCTTTGTCGCTGGCGCTCATTTCGGAACGTTTGAGGCTGCCACCACCGTTTGGTTTGTGTCCGCCCGCGCCGGTGCCTTCCGCGCGTGGGAACAGATGCGGAGCCGTCTCCTTAAGAGACTCCGCCCACTCAAGCGGGCTTAGTGGGGTTTTGCCGTCTTTACCGAACAAAACATCGCCATTTGCATCAACTGCTACGGCCTCGCCTTCGTCGTTGAGCTGGAATGTGCCTTTGGCACGCAGAATCAGATCGTCAGATGCTTCCGGCAGCGCGCCAGCTTTTGACGCTGCTGCACGGATTGCATCGCCCAAAACTCGATCCCGGAATTTGTTGGAGAACGCTTCGGCTTTGTCCGCGCGCTCGTTTGCGGCTTTAATTTGCTTATCGACGTCAGCACGCAGACGTTCAGTGCGCTTATCAAGCACCTCATCGATTTTCCCGGCGGCAATCAGCTTTGCTTCTTCGTCGTCGGAAAAACGCTGCAGGATCCCGCGCACAGCATCAGGGTCGATACCATCGAAGCGTGACAGGTTTTCTTTTTGCTGCTTGATGGTGCCCAGCAGCTCAGAGTTTTTCGATTTCAGGCCAGTGACTTCGCTGGTCACGCGCTCATCAATCAGCTTCTGGATTTCTGGGGTGATTTCGATACCACCGCCACCGCTGCCCTCACCGCCGCTTTCAGGTGCGTAAAATTTCAGAAGCATGTTTCGAATTAACATATTTTCCCCTCGGGATTTTGCCGGGCCTCGCCCATAAAAAAGCCCCGGCGGATGCCAGGGCGTGAAGTAAGATGTGGTTGTTAGTTGTCTGTGCCTGAGAGCTGCTTCAGACGTTCCAGGCTGATCCATTCGCCTTTGTCAGTGAACATATAAGCCAGGTCGATTTCACCCGCGCGAAACAGACGGCCACGCTCGGCACCCAGAACCTGATCTTGCCGTTGAGCTGGCTGACGCTCGATCCATTCCAGATACGAGGTTTTAGCTGGTACCTGTCCATCCATGCTGGCACGAGTGCCCTCGTCCATCTCATCAATATCAATGCCGAGTTCGCGCCAGGACTTGAGAATCAGGGTTTCAGTAGAACGGCAGCAGAAATGAATCTTCCCGGGTCCCTGTAGATAAGGCACCTTATGCCCGACCGGTTTGTTATCCAGGGAGTAGCGCAGCAGGTCACGAATAATGCAGTCGTGGCTGGTTTTATTGTCCAGCGTAGACAGCCACTGTTTGCCTTTCACGATATCGCTGTTGGCACTGGTGAAGCTGTTGCGTGCTGTGGCAGCCAGATGATTTACGGCTGTTTTAGCGATGCTGGCGGCATTTGCCCTGCTCATCTGCAGTGCGCCGTCGCGATAGTCTTTGTTGGCGTGGCCACGAACATTGCGGGCTATAGTTTCTACCGTGTCGCCGGCAAGATAACCCCTGCGGACGGCGTTCACGATACGCGCCAGCCTGTCCGATTCCAGATTATCCGCCCACTCACTTAGAAGCCGCCCCTGAAAGGGCTGCGCCATAGCCGCGGCATACACCATATCGGCGGTGATGCCCTGCAGCGGATAGTGAGACAAGACCTGTGATGGCAGAAGGGAATCGAACAGGCTCAGCTGATAACTGGCTTCGTTCTTTGCCAGCGCCACCAGCTCACTCTCGAGCCCTGCCTGCATAGTGGCAACGGCCTGATGGTTAAGCTCACGCACGCTGCCCAGTAAACTCTGCAAACGGCTAACGGTGAAGCTCTCAGGAGGCAATCTGTCCAGCGCATCTAGTAGCCGTGCCGAAAGATCCGCGTCCGTCTCGTTAAGCAACTTCACCATCCGGTTTGCCACGCCGGTGGCGTAGCGGCTTAACCAGACGGAATGCGCGATCGATTCATCACGCAGGTTTTCGTTTACGGTTGCCATATCAGCCTCCCGTCAACGTTGGTGCCTGATTGCGAAGCGCATCAATAACCTCGTCCGGGCTATCGGCCGGGTCAATGAGATCAAGCTTCTGCAGCGCGCGAATCATATCGCTATCGCGCAGCGCACCGGACTGCCAGGCGTTGACGATTGCCGTCACCATGCCCGACTCTGCAACCTTCGCGATGAATTCCTGGTTGATGATGTAACTCGTTGTTTCGCCCTTGATGCCGAGGTATTTCGCACACCATCCCAGCGCCAGCGTATAGGCCTCAGAAACGTTCGAAACGCAGATACCGAGCACAGACGTTGAGGATGTTTGCTCACCGCTCGCCTGGGTAGCAGTCTTCGCCGTGGCGTTCTGCTCAATCAATCGGGCGCCAAGCTGCACCATGTAATCGCGTTTGCTGTCCATGGCCTCTTTAGCCAGCATGTTCGGCTGCGCCTGGGCATAACCAAACGAGCCCTCCTTAGGAAGCAAAAGCGGTGATCGGGAACCAATTTTAACGCCCTTCTTCTCGAGGTGATCACGCCAGTTGGTATCAAGCCCTGTCATGTACGGCTGCACCTGACCACAAAACCACACGCTGTCCTCATAGTCAGCACTGTTACGGTAATGACCGTGGTTTATCTCCACCAGCGCAGCCAGAGGTGAATCATCAATTGTAGGATCGTTGTTCTGGGCCCCGACGAATGTGAACGGGATTTCGTCCCAGTAGTCCTTTCCTTTCGGCTTAGGGTGGTACTCACTGTCAACGGTGTAGGTTCCGCTTGCAGTGCCACCAGCCCGGCGCCATACCCGGCAGATGAACCGGCCTTCTTCCAGCGCCAGTTCGCGGTACTGGATTTCATCCTTATAAGCGTAACCATCCGGCTCTTCTACGCATTCACGCAGTACCACCAGCACCAGCTGATCGCGCCCGTTAATTCGCTTTGTTCGCCAGTTGATGATGTTCTCTGCCGGATAGCGGAGGATGATCGCCTCATCGGAGGCTTCTGCGTAATCGACATAAAGCCCCTCTCGCGCAACTTCCAGCACGTTCTCGGCCACCAGTTGCGACTGCTGATAAATACTGGTGCCGGCACCGTCAGCATTGTCCAACAGGTAATTGAGCTTTTCAGGGCCGTTAAACGTGGGGTCCTTGCGATACGCCATCCCAAGCATGCCGATTTTCGTATTACCGGCAATGGCATAGAACACCGCGCGGCTCAGATAGTCCTCATTGCGCTTGCGATTGCGAGTGGATTTATCAGTTGGGTCGAGATAAGGCAGGTACTTATTACCCGCTGCCTTTACGGCCTCAGCTCCTTTGCAAAAGTCCCTGTATTTCCGCCAGGCAGCAGAAGCCGCCCGGTGTTCTGGTCGAACCCAGGTGATGTCGTCGTTTGCCATATCAGAAAGTGGTGTCCATGGTGATTGAGTATGCCGGTTTCACGATCGGGTAATCCTTCACGATGAAGTACCCACCAGCATCATTGGGGTGATCGTTATCTGCTGATTTGTCCGGTTCGCCATTTGCCGCCCAGATTTGCTGCTCGAGGCTCTCGGTGTAAACCGGGCAGTTCTGAACGTTAACCAGATAGCGGCGTTCGCCATTGGCGTTGCAGAACATGGCGTTCATCGAGTTGATGCGGTCTTTAACAGGAGGGTTGGCATCATCTACGATGACGCTGAATCCGGCATCGTTGAGCTGAGCAATATCGGTCTTGCTGGCGTTCTGGGACTTGCGGGAGTCGCCAGAGGCATCCGGATAGATGTAAATCTCCCGGCTTTTAACGTATCGGCCATCCTCGTAGCGCCAGAACTCTTCCTGGATACGCTTAATCATCGCTGGCGTGTCGTAGACCTTCACCAGCTCACGGACCGCGCGCGGCAGGCCATTACGCTTAACGTGAACAATCGCGGCCATTTTTCCAACGTTGAAGTCCATACCGATAAACAGCGGATCCCCGTCCTGAATCTCGTCAGAACAGTTATTCAGCTTGCGGTTAAAGGTGTGGTAAATGGTCCCGCTGTTAAGGTTGGTGAACTTCCCGCGCAGATAGGCCTGAATCAGTTCGTCAGGGTAAGAACTAAGCAGCGATGGAATGTAATCAGGCGGTAGATTCTTCGCATTGTCGAACGTGCTGGCCTGAATCAGTCCATACAGCGCCGCAAGCTCTGGTTTTTCACGCACAGCCTTCACGAACTGCTGGTAGACGAATTTGAAGCCTTCCGGCGTTGTCGTGACGTCAATTCCATTTCTCAGACCGGGAATGTTGTAACGCATACGGGCGATGATTTTTCGCCAGGCCTGCTGCGCTTTGGCAGCCGCCATAACGTCCAGCTCATCCACCATCGCATTACCAATTTTGAAGCCGACTATCGAGCCGGGCTTCTCCATCGAGCGGCAGATGGTTGTCCCGCGGTAGCACCGCCCCTCGTAGAAGTGAACCTCTTTGTTCCCCTCGTTGATTTTGACGCTCAGCCCCCAGTCAAAGGCCACCTCCTCTATCGTCGGGTAGAAGATGTCACGAATCTGCGGGTACGTCGGCGCGAAATAACCCTGGTTGATTTTAGGATGCTCCCACATCCCTTTGCAGATGCCCCCACAACCCACCCACGTCTTACCGGAACCGAACCCAGCAACGTAGGCTTTGAATTTGTGCTGCATCGCGAGGAAGCGCGCCTGAGGAATGTTAAGTGTCGGGCTGATCCCCATCGTCTGCCCTCGCATCCACTACGTTGATATTGATCTGCACTGGGGTTGGTTCATCGTCCTCACCATCACCGGCCAACTCTTTACGAAGCTTTTCTACCTCCAGCTGCCGGCGCTCGATTTCAATCTGCTGCAGGCGCTGCGCGAACTCGCTATCAGCCAGGCCAAGGCGCTTCATTACCGCTTCGAACATGCGCTCACGGCTGATTGCGGTTATCTCGACGCCATTCTTGCCGACCTTAACGCCGGAGTATGCGAGCCGTGAGACTTGAGGGAGTTTGCGCGTATCGGGGAAATAAGGCTGGCCAATACCATCGCCGTTGCAGCGCGGGCATTCGGGGTTTGGTTCTCGGTTGTGGTCGTAACCGTAACCACCGACATCGACGGGCTCGTGCTTATTGCGTTCTCTAGCTTCCAGCCGCTTCTCTTCGAACTCCACCATATCGCGCCACTGGTATTGATGGCCGAAACCCCAACAGTAACGACACGCGCCGCGACGATACTGCGAAAGCTGGTTTGCATCGAAGGTGGCGAGCTGCCACATCTGCGCGAGGACTTCATCGGCACTGCCAAGCGTGCGCGCAATGGACGCTTTTTGCTGCTGCGCAATAGACTGCGCAACGTTAGGATTCGCTATGAGCTGACGACCGTAGTTTGGGTCGCTATAACCAGCACGCGCAGCAGCGGCCGTGGCGTTATTGTCCTTAAGGTATTCAGCAATAAAGCGCTTTACCTTCGCGCTTAGCTTTATGTCCACCAGCTCATCTGCGCTTTTATCTTTCTGCGCAGTGCGCACTATCTTTCGCGGGTAAATTTTTGTATTTTGCGCAGCAGTTTTCTTGATATAGCGGCGAGCAGTTACATAATTAAGGTTATGTGCCTCGCACCATTCCTTAGGGGATATGCCAGTAGCAGTGTGATCAGACAGGAACCGCTTCTGCAGCTCGCCCCAGTCCGGCTTAGCCATTGTTACCTCTAAACTGAATGAACTTTAGACGTCACTCACAGCTTCAATAGTTGAAGCAATGAAGTATTTTTTTCAAAGAAATCTTGAAATGAGGATTTAAGCTTATGAAATATGTATAACTACGATGACGTACAGAAAATTAAGGCCAATCTCGAGTGGATAGTGCATCAAACCTCTGCCCAGTCTCATTTTCGCACTGAGCATAACCAATTAGTGATTTCCGATCTAATGGAACTCATCCAGACATATGAAACTATTCTGGACCTCGTAAGCAAATTTGGTGCTTCTGTCTTAAATTCGGAAGTCATAGCGGGTCTATCAATCACAGAGGAATTCATCGCTAAAGTTAAGCGAAACGAGGGTGCGATGTGAGCGACCAACACAGTGAGTGGCGATTGATTTGTGTTTTGAAGCTTCAAACTGGTGGATTACAGTTTGAAGCTTGGTTATTTAATTCCCGTACAGCCGGCTGAAAAGCGCATTTTTCATCGCATCAGAATCAATCGGATCTAGGTTTAACCAGGTCAATGTCTCACGATTCTTTTCCGCATTGAAATCAGAAAACACACCATGAATATCACCGCTATCAGGTGAGTAGAGAACAGCAATATTCTGTTCTGGACAACTGTGTGGTTTACACCCTGACAGCGCAATATACTTTTTGCCCGCAACTGTTACTTCGGTTGATGGCGTGCTCGTGCCACCACTTTTTACCCATGCAGGTAATTTGTTTTTGCTAATCAGCTGGGAGTAGCTTTTAGACGTGCTTTTTGCACTGGCGAAATCAGAAAGATACTTCCCCTCGTCGGCAAGAGCACTGAAAGATACAAAAGCCATAGCAGCGATAAACAATTTACCTTTCATATTAATCCTCATTCCATAAAGACATCACAACTCTATACCTTAGCGGCTACTATGTCAGCCCTACAGTTAGCTAGAGGATTCCATATTACTGCCTATCCCAAGTGATTAACTCAGAATCATCCTAATAGCTACCGCTTATGCTTGTTGATTACGGACTGCTTGCCAGACTATTCAAGACTCTGATGAGGAGTTTGCCAACTCCAGGGAAACATCCATAAAAAGAGCAAGTGAAACTGAGACTCTGGTAGCCCTCCATGTGAGGGCATTTTTTTACATTGCTGCGCTTCGCTTGTTAAATATCGAGTCTTTTCTACATTTTAAAGGTGCTTTGCTATGTCAGGTAAAGCCGTCGTTCAGAAATACCCGTGTGCTCAAGGATGAGCCATCCCTAGTTTTTCCTTTCCAGCTCTATCTGCCTTATACCAGCCAGTTTATTGTTGCCCTTCTCAATCACTGCCAGCAGCGGCTTAATCCAGAGCACGGCCTGGCAGTATGTTATTGAGCCGGCGGCAGCGGTACTATCATCGGCTGCGTCAGGTCTGTTGGTATCGGTACGCAAGGCGCTGGCACGTAAACGGTGCGCGTATTCGAGCAACCCACCAGCAATGTCAGCAGGAATAAGCAGATCACAGGTTTTTTCACGGCGGAGAATCTCCCGGTATTCGATTACGGTTTCTTCGGTGCTGGTGTCGATTAGGGAATTCAGCCTGTTGGTTTGTTCCGCCACCTTATTGAACCGATTGAAGTTGAATGCTTGGGTGGCGATTATCTGCTCCTGAAGAGCATTGTCACTGCGAAGAACCTCATTATCACTCTGCAGGACGTTGGCATCTGAGCAACTTTTAACGAGTGCGACTGAGAGACCAGCAATAACCACAACCGCGATTGGTAAAAGATTAAAGTTCACTGGTCTATCCCCCAGCACGCCAAAGCACTTTCCTGGTCTCGCCGTTCTACCTGACCGTAGCAGCCGTTCTTCTGGCCTTTAGTCAGGCGGCAGTCGCGGCCAGCGTCTCTAATCCACCAGCGAATTGCCTCGCATGCCCCGGGGCGGTCACCGGCATTGATGCGCTTATAGAACGTTGACGGGAAGCACTTACCCGGCCCGATGTTGTACGGACAGAAAGATGCGATCCCAGCTTTCTGCGGTTCGGTAAGCGGTACCGAAATATTGCGGTCAACCCATGCCAGAGCCTTATTGCGTTCGATAGCATTCACCAGATTGCATTTGGCCTGTGTCAATTTCATGCCCTGCACAACCGGTTTACCATCAACCATCGTTGCGCCGCGGCAAATAGTCCAAATACCACCACCATCTTTGTAGGCCGTGAGGCTGTTACCCTCTTTCTCATTCAGAAACTGATCGAGAATTACGGATGCAGGAGCACCAGCCAGTACCAGCCCCAGAACTGCAGTACTCAGCTTTGCTCTGGATCTCATCACTCACCTTCCTTTTGTAATGCCTCAACGACCACGCTTGCAGCAGCAGGACGCTCGTGAAGGGGTTTATCACCAACGCCTTTCAGGTAGTCATTGACCATTTTTGTTCGCTTCTCATCCTCTCTACGCCTACGGTTTGCATCTACCCGCCCGTTAATGTACGAGGCTAGCGAGATAAGCAGACCAGCAGCGCCAAAGAACATGAACACCAGATCCTGAGTGGTAAATCCAATGGCTGACGCCAGAGCTGCTACCCACGCGAAGAACTGCGTGAAGATGTTCCCTGAATCATTCATTTTCATGGTCTCTCACCTCGCTTTGTGCGGGTGCTGTTTCTAGAAATAAAAAAGGCCGCCGAACGGCAGCCTTATAATGATTGATAGTTTCCGGAGCTTCTTTCTCCTTAGGATGGCAATAAATTAAACTATCCTTAAGAAGAGCCACTTACATAAAAATATAATTACCTATCCACATAGTTTTAAAGTGTTATTATTTGCACTAAGTCATAACTTAGCTCTTTGTGGATAAAAGAAAAACAAGCGGGCATAAAATAGAGTGGTTATTGCGGAGAGGAGTGATGTCGTTCTCCGCGCTTTTTTACTCGAAGCGATTTCCGTTCCATAGAAGTTTCAAAACCCCGCATTGTGTCGCAATTGCTAGTTAACTTATTGTCCGTTACAGCTTTGGCTCTTCAATACGTTCGCTTATCACTTCGACCTCTCCATTGTTGGCGAGATCATCTCCACGGGACACATACCATGCGCCGTAGATAGTTTCACCCGACTCTAAATCGTCGATTTTTTCGTGCACGTAGTAAGCGATCTGCCTGCTGCCATTGTACTGAATCCAGTAATAGCCTTCTCTCATCATTCCCCCCTCCTCTTCGATATAGAAAGTATAAGAGGCAATGAATATTGATGGTTTTAGAAATTCTAAAATCGCTATGAAGCAAAAAGCCCCACGGGGCTAACCGCAGGGCTTTAAACGAAGGCAATAACCCATCGTTAGAGCAAAATTACCACAGATTCGGGAAAAGTAAATAGCTCGCGATAAAATAATACCCTACTTTGTTATCTGCTTCAGCTGCGCATCAGCCCAGGCCTCTTCGATGTCAAACCTGGTGATGAGCTGATCGTAGAATGGCTTAACAGACTTCTTCCATGTATCGAGGCTGATTACATCAGTTATCTCACTGACAGCTGCGTAAGCCTCAGTTGATGGAATTCTTTCAAACCCCCGCCCGCTGCAGCGCTTGCAATCAGCGAGTACCGGAACGCCCTGCTGTTCTGTAAGGGCCTGATTAATGGCTTTCCCGCGTCCATGACAATCTCTACAGGCGCAGCTGACAACCTTCTTCCCCTTACACTGCGGGCAGATAACGCGCGCTACTTCCCTAACCTCTCTACGCACCTCATACTCAGAAGAGCGAATATTCTCGACACCCATATGCAAAGACATCTTCACGATCTTCTTTTCTTTTGCCGGAGTGTGGGACTCCATGCTGAAAACCTCAGCGTCAATAAATCCTTCCCCATTGCAGCCATCGCACTGCTTCACGCTGGCGGCGCTGCGGGAATAGTCCTCGAACGCGAAGGTGGCCAACTGGTGCATTACTAATGGCTTAACCCTGGCATCCAGTTTGCGAAGCGCAGCAACCCGATCGCACTTTGTAAGCGCATACTGGGCCAGCAATTCGATCGCCCTCTCCCGATCGTTACTGCTGATCCCCATCTTCCCGAGAAAGGCGCTGTAACCCAAAGCTGCCCGTTCCTGCGTCATGCCCATAGCGGCCATGATATCCGTTCCGGTTAATGAGTCTGACGCAGTAGCACGCGGAGAGTCGCTAATCATTGTCGATTTGGCGAAGTGATATTTGAGAGTGTTTTCAAGATTCATGCGGTCTCCAGCTCGGTGATGGTGAGTTCTAATTTCCCGCCCCTAATGACAGGCATTTTCACAACGCGATAATCCACAACCTGGCAGTCATCCAGCCAAAATCCCGCCTTGGTTAAAGCGTCAAATGCAGCTTTCTGAAGGTTATCCAGATCGCGGCGCCGGCGGTCGGGCATGTGACATTCAATTCGGATTTTGAGTAGTGCAGCCGTCCGGATATTAAGCCGGGCGCTTCGAATGATACTGGTCACGTCATAGCGGTACGCGACGCCATCAGCACTGATATGCGTGCGCCCGCGGTTGTGCCGGTAATACCGGTTGTTGCTCGGCGGCCAAGGCAAAGTGATTTGATATGTCTTCACGTTCACCCCCACATCCGGTTTCGCCAGCGGCTATCCGGGCGCGCTGGAGTATTTGAGGTCGGAAGGAATGCACTGACAGTCCAGGTCACGTAATCCTGGTTAAGGCTGCGCTCAACTCGCACGCCGCGCGCTT